TCCATGATGGAACTTTGTGGCTTGTTGTAGCCAGTTCCTTGGTCGCCGCCTTCATCAGTAATGCGCATTGTTTCAATGTTGTACTCCAAATCAATTTTTTGACCAACGCCGGTCGAGCTTCTAGATTTCATGCATTGTATTTGGTATTTGCCACGCTCTTTCATAGCACGACTTGTAAAAATACCAAACACGTTATCTGCTGTGTTGATCTTTGAAATACCACCCGAAATATGTGAGTGATCAAATTCAATTTCTTCCACAGCGGATCTATTCAACTGACTTGCAGTTACCATTAGGATGCCAAGTTCTTTGGCTAAATTCCGAAGTTCTTCTGAAACGTACTTGTCTTTGACAAACAAGTCGTTGGGGCTGACTTTGGCACTCACCGGCATCAACAAGTCCAGGTAGTCAATCATCACAAAGTCCACTCGCTTGCCAGTTTGAATTTGATACTCTTTCAAGTAGGCACGAATGTCATTGATGTTGCTTTGTGCTGGCAAGCCCTTGACTTGGTAGTTGCCGGATTTTTTTGCAACCAGTTTAACTTTGAGTTCAGCTGTTTCAATGTCTTTGCGAATGTCTTTGGTTGACATATTGGTCAACATGGCATCTGTTCGCAAGCTAGTAAGTTCTTCTGAAAGTTCTAGTGTAATGTAAACTCCGCTGAGCCCGGACTGTAGCCAGTTTAACGCAATGTTCATCATGACCAAACTCTTGCCCGAGCCTGATCCACCTGCAAAGATGTTGAGTTCACCTCGGCTGAACCCACCATACAACAACCTATCCAGCTGTGGCCAACCAGTGCTGACTTGACCGCCACTGTTGAAGTATTTGTTGATGCGAGCACTGGGATCGTCAAAGTAGTCTGTGCCCATGTCCTTGGTCAGGCTGATTTGTACAGCGTCTTTGATTAACTTTTCTACAGGTTCAAACTCGCCTTTTTCCAACAAGTCAGCGGCTTTGAGAATTGCCCTCTCAAGTTCTTGCCGCTTGGTAAAGCTTTCAAACTCGGTCATGAACCAATCAAAGTGTCCTTCATTTAAGTCGGGTACATGTTGCAGTTTTACTCCAGTGGTTGCAGAGATCTGTGACCTGTCAGGCATGGTCTTGTGTTTGTCTGTGTGTTCTTTAATAAACTCGGCTGCTGGTCGTAGACTCCGGTCAAAGTTCTGCGGGTTGTAGATGTTTTGAACACGCACATAACTTTGTGCGTCCTCAAGAATCATTTCTAGAAATAGTCGTTGGACCTCAAGTCCGTATTCTTTTAACAAGTTGTTTCTTCCTTATTTCAATTTTAATTCGGCTGGTCTCTCGGGACTGCATGATAGTTAGCAAAGTACCTAACTTACCCAACTTTATCACAGCATCGTTGACATCTTTGCAACCTTCCGGCCATTCTGGTATGCTTACGCTGTATCCTAGTTCCACAGCACGGTCAATTAATTCTAATCCTGCCTTGTCTTGATCGGGTACCACAATGGCTTCTTTACCTAAACTACGAATCAATCGTGATTGACTGTCGCTTATGGTATTGTGCATAACTGCAAGACCATCAATTGAAAGTGCATCAAAGATGCCCTCGGTGACAATCACATACTGCCAGTCAGGGTGCTGTGAATCTGTGCCGAACACATACCCAGGCTGACTATCACTGATAAACTTGGGTTGCTTGTTATCTAAAAATCTACAAGTCCATCCCACAATTTTATCATTATGAGTGAATGGAATTACAACGTGCGGACGCACCCAATGAACGCCGTCTGTGCGCTCTTGTATCATCACAGGAAAGTCTCGGGGAACACATCTTGACCTCACATACTCTGTGTAATACTTGTGTTCATCAGTCAATAACTCTGCAAAAGGTGGTAGATCTCGTTCTTCAAACTCAATGGCTTGTAGTACATTAAACGTTCGTTGCCTATCTTCTATAATGCCATGGATGTTGCGATGTCGTAAACTTTCAAGATTGAGCATGTCAATCTCATTGTCCGGCACCCCCACCCACCCCAACAGCCTTCGAGCTTTGAATGTTAGCTGTCGTCCTAAAATAAAACTAGCAGTGTAACCACAATTGAAACAATGGTAGCTCCAACCTTGGTCACTGGATTTGAATCCACCACGCTGACGCTTGTCCAAACTGTTGCCGTTGTGGCTACAGCAAACTGCGTTGAAGCTGATCCACCCCGATGGTGTTTGTTTTCTCTTGGCTGGTAGGTAGTTGATTACGTCTATCACACAGACATTATAACACGATCTATCTCTTGTTGCAAGATATCTTGGAGCATGATGTGTCCGTTTTCATTGGGATGGCCGCCCGGAAATGTTAATTGCTTTTCATTGGGGTGTCGTCGCAACCAGTGCACAAAATTGAATCCCGGCAGTATTTTGGAAGGTACTGAAATTTCTTCGTGTGGGGGACTGATATCCCAGATCAACATTGGCAAGTTTCTTCTGGCAGCTAGTCCATCAAAAAAGTACAACGCCTGCTCGTAATTTAACATTGACAAGGGATCGCTTTCACTGAGCACCATGTAGCGTTTGATCATATCAGTCCATTCTCGTGTTACTGGACCATCTTCAACCCCGGCATGCACCCAGGCGCTGTGAACAAATTGATTCCAAGGCGGATCATTGTTCATGCGTTGATGGTTGGGATTGAAAAAACTCATCCTACTGCCTTCAGTTAAGCCAGTTAGCACTAAACACTCTGATGGGTTTGGTTCGTGACGAAGCCACCAAAGAAAAGTCCAAATAGTACTTTGTAAACTTCCACCTGGAATTCCAAAGTTTTCAGTTGGGACACTGTAATGTTTGCCTAGCAGTCCCAAAAAGCAATTGCGTTCTCTGTAAGAAGTATTTTGTAACCAGCTTGGGTGTGCGTTTTTATCGTTGGCTAATAAGGTTGGGTCTAACAACTCATCGCCCCAGACCCAGCTGTCACCAAATCCAACAATTTTTTTAAATTTCATCGATAAGTTATAAGATCTACGTTGCCGTTACTAATACCAAATTCAAGTCTAATATAGGGATGGTATCCTTCAACGTTGATTCCTCTGCGAGCAGTTTCTTCAACAAATGTCAACTCAGATACAGTGTTTCCATTTTTTAAATCTTCAAAAGATATATTGTACCATTCAACCGTGTTGGCGGTGGCGGCGGTGGCGCCTTGAACTGCTATTGTACCTGTGTAGTCCACAGTGTCTAGTTGGAAAGTAGTTAAGGGTGCACCATCTGTGGTCAATGTGCTGGAATAATAAATGCTACTATCCGGTGCTTGGCTGGGAATAGTCAGCACTGAGCTGGCAACAAAGGCAGGAAACACTGAATCAACTATGTCAATGACGCCTCGGGCGCCAGAATAATCGTCAGTGAGCACAGCTTGGTTAAGTACTCCAGAGCTGACTTCAATGCTCCAACTTGCAGGTTGAGCCTGAAAGTGTAGCGTTTCGGCAGCAGTGATTGTAACTTTGGCTCGACCAAGGGCATTACTTAGACTTACTAGTTCTTTGGCAATTAATAAATTTTCGCCATTTTGACTAATAATGCGGAAGGTGAATGTACTACCGGTAATATTTACTGGTTTTTGATCTTGATTTTGGAATTGAAAAAGTATGACATTGTCTACTCCAAGGTTAAGTTTTAAATTTTTTGCGTACACTGGTTCCCACCTCCGGTCAAAGTATGCCCCCGTGATGTCTACCAAAATTACCGTTTGTATTTGTTGATATAAATAGGCAGTGGTTGAATACATGAGGATCTCCTTTCATATTTATGGGTGAAAATTTATTACGTACTTTAAGCGAACGGTGGCCCTTCATCACCCTATGCGTGTATGCCGGCAACGAATACCTGGGTATTATACAAAATCGCGATAACGCAATAACAACTTTGTATGATTTTGGCAGTATTTTAAGCGACGAAGAGAAAAATCAATTTATTGACTTGGCCAATACCTGGTGGTGGGAGAGCAACCGTAGTATCCCCATCAACATATTTTTGAAAGCAGAATGGGAGCAATTTCGCCCCTATCTCAGAACTTTCAGCAATCGAGATCTGCAAATCTTGCACGGTCCTGTGTGCAGTTTAACTGATATTAGTCAGAAGAAGAGCAAACGAAGATCAATTACCCTGGTCAGGAAGCTGGATTAATTTCATCCAGCAGATTCATATGTAGTACCACCAGCATGGCATAGGACAAGCTATGTGACTTTTTAAATGTGTAGCCCCGGCTATCGTCCCCGTTCCAAACTTCATCAAATACTTCGCTCCAAGCACGATTTTGCAAGTGTGCTTTGCCCGGGCGAATAATACTGATAAACGCTGCCATTCTGGGCACACTGTCAGGACGCATACTGCGCAGTAAGTCTGTGTATTTTCCCACGTGAACTAGTTGGCTGGACCATGCAGGATCTTCCCATAATCGCTGCCAGGGTGGTGATGTTGTCAGCAATGTTTCATAGTGTGCTGGGTCACGCACCAACTGATACACACTCATGTTTAAAAAATCCAACTTGAAGTAGCCACGATTTTCGGCAGTTTGATAGTCAATGGCTGCACACTTGTTGATGAGATCTTGCGGGACTTCAGTGACGTACACGCCCGAATTGTGTCGTCGCACTTGCCCATCCGTCACCTGCATGGCTGCGGTATGCTGGATTAATTCAAGCACCTTGCTTCGGTCCGGGAGATCAATGTCGATGTCTGCGCTCATAAATTGTGTATTTGTAGTGAGTGAGTAAACCAACCATCTTCGTTAATTGGTATTGTACGCTCAAGTAGTTGTTGAAGTCTAGCATCAATATAGCCTTCGTAGATGACGTTGATGCTGGGCAACTCAAATTCTTCACCAGCAATCATTCTTGATATTATACTATCACAGTATTGTTTGCTGTGTGCAAAGGGTTGACGTTTTAAAAATTCTTGGTGTAGATTTAACAATTCAACATCATTGATATCAACTGCAAGTTCTAGCCAATTTGCCAGATCATGAATTTCATGTATGAATTGATCCATGTTGTAAAACTTGCCAAACTCAAACCGTTTAACTTGACAACTTTGGTGATACACCATCTGTTCCTGATTGAGTACAAGCCCGTGGCGTTCTGGTTGCAAGAATCCAAATCGGAAAAACTCTCTAAGTATGTGCCTGGGACAATCTGGGTGGTCAGCATCAAATTGATAAAATTTAAGATTATGCACAGTCTCACATTCTTCACGGACGTGGTCTGGTAATTGTAGGTATTCTGCCTGGGTGGTGATCGCTGGCCAACTAGAATCTGCCACGGCTTGATAACCGTCTACAAGTTGATTATTAAAGTACTGTGAAATAATGTTTTCTCGAACCCACCGGTAATGTGTAGTATCAAGTTTATTATAAGTATCAATCTCTAATTTTTCTGGATCCACGTTGTAGTCTCCGGCACGTAACAAACTTATACATTGCAAAGCCAACAGGTCATCAGTTGTAAACTGTATAGAAATTACTGCAGAGTCAACCAACGGAATGTTGCTGACTGAATAGTGTCCACACTGAAACATGGTGTCACTGAGATACGTTTTTTGATGTGCGCCGCCCAGGGCGTTAAATGGAGTGGGTGCGGCTGTTACTACTTGCCCAAGAATTCGATTACACACAAACTCTAGATAGTTGCCATGTGCACCCCCAACAAAGTCAATGTATATCATTACCATCCAGCCTGTTTTAATATTTCTTGTGAGTAAGCTTGGTCAGCACTGTAATCATTGAATTTCTTTTGCCAAACATCGCTGTCAATGTAGGACCAGATCATGGCAATCTGTGTTTGGTCAAGCGAGTTTAAAAACTTTTGTCCACTCTCACTGTTGTAAATTACCCAGGGACTGATTTTACCTGTGGTCACTGCATGGCATATTGCATTTGCATTGCCATATCTAAGACAATCATGTGCTGGATTGCCTGTGGACTCTTGCCAGGCAATACCATATTCAATTGCACGAGTCAAGGCATCGTCAACTGCTTCTACTCGCAGATACCCAATGAGGTACTCGGTGTAAAATGCATCCTTGCACCAATAGTCAATTTTCTTGTTGTTCTTCAACAACCAGTCCATGAACCTAACTGGGTTCACAGCTCGTAGTCCCACACAGTATCTGCCAAATTTAACAAACGCTCTGTAGTAAGGACTTTTGGCAAATCCATCCCAGCTTTTTAAGCGACTTGATCCTTGTGTGTAGTCATAGAACTTCAAGTAGGCCTGCAAACCTAGTTGCACCCCCATTTCATTGCGTTCTTGTTCCCGTCGTTTTTGTTCACACACATGCACAGCCAGTGTGGTTTCTTTGATAAAACTACGATCACAATATTGACAAACAAATGACATGTTAGTTTAAGGTTAATTTTTCTTTGATTTGATCAACAAAGACTGTTTTTAGTGCTTGGCTACAATACCTATAGTAGTTGTGCTCAATTGAATCAATGTGCTTTTTATACATTATACTACACTCTTCAACGTCCCACAACTTCATTCGGTCCGCTATAAACTCTATTTTTTCAAGCAATGGTAATTCTGGGTCAACTTCTTCTGGTAACTCGAATCCAAGTTTTTTCAAAGCCAACACTGTGCCGTCGTTGCCCAAGGTCATTGTTAGGCACCTACTTCGCAGGGCCTTCCATGTTTTTTCTGTTACAAACACTTGATCAGCATCTGAATTACTTTCCCCAGTTATATTAATCATGGCTGCATAGGCCGAATGTTGGTTGGTATGATCGCCGGCACTGTTTTCCGGGTATTGTTTGAAAATTTCTTGGTATTCATCCAACGCTGACTGTGATATAAAGGGAATATCAGCCATGAGGTCAATGGTGTGTCCCAATGTTTTTGCCATTTGAGATTTTATAAAACCAAGCTGGTTATCAACGTTGGTTAAATGCACAGCAAAGCAGTCCTTGTCAGTGACATAACTTTTACATTGTTGATAAAAATACAATCTATGAAATCTTGCTTGACTCGACAGGAAACTAAATCTAAATTTTTTATGTTCAGACTGACAGTCACGTTCAGCTTTTTGAGTAATATAACAAGTGGGAAAATATATTAGGTCTGCATTGTTGTTAAACAACTCCAACAAATTACCAGTTAGTATTTTTAATGGTATGCCTGCCTGACGGGTTTGTTCCAGCAATGCAGTTAAGTCTCCCATCTGGTGTGGATTTGAATCTGCTAAAATCAGTTGTGGTTTTTTGTTTTTGACATAAGTTTGTTTGAGTACATCCAGCCGGTTTGGGATAGATAAAATTTGCTCGTTGAATGTTTGAAAGTTGCTAACTATTTTATCTATTTTTAAGTTTTCAAACAATCTATTATAGAGAAGTATCATTGCCCATGTCTTTGAGTTGTGCCGCAAGTTCTTTTTTTGTGTTGATGCGACTCATGAGTTCAACTTCGTCCATCTTCATGTTGGGATACAATTTCATCAACATTTTTTTGACATCGGTGTTGCCTTTGTCTTTTTTCTTGGGCGCAATCCATGGATGTGTGTGATTGCCAGTTCCTGGGCTCACTGCTGTACTCATAAGCCACTGCAATTGCGGGTGCCGGTTTACTGTAAAAAAGTGTTTGTTGAGATAGTGATTACAG